GAAAAACCTGAAAACGGCGTTGCTCACCCCTTCAGCCAATATTCTTGCCTGCCAGCTGTTTGGCGCAAACGTCTCTATTCGCCAACTGACATTGGGCGAGCTTTATGACTACGAGGCAAAGCTCAAGACACTACAAGATAAAAACGATGCGCACGCAACCAGCCTGCTCGGTGCTGAGTTAGTGTTAAGCGCCATTGTTGATGAGACGGGGACCGCTATCCCTGCTGAACAGTTGCCGACCGCCGATGAACTACTGCGTGCTCACGCGAATACCGCGCTGCTCGATGCCAGCCTATTAGTCCAGCGCCACAGTTACGGCACGCTGGAGGAGGCGCAAAAAAACTAACCGACTCCCCTCTCCTTCGGCTGATATTCACATTAGCCGATCGTTGGGGGGAGCCAGACCCGAGAAAAATTGCCGCGTTGCCTGCCAGCATTTTGCAACATTGGCGTGCGTTCTTTGCACTTGACGATCCTGCCCCGCCAGAAAACCCACACACCGAAACCGAGCCCCCTTTATCAGCGTTACTAAAAAGTGATGTTGAGGCGCAGTGTGCGGATGTCATGAGGAAATTAAACCTATGAGTGATGTTGCCAGTTTAGCGGTCGCGCTCCACCTCAACTCGGCAGGATTTAAGTCGCAGATTGTGGACGCATACCGCAGCGCAGAAACCGCGTCGAAAAGTTTCACCGCCAAGGCGCAGCAAGAGTCGGCTAAAACCAGCGTGGCATTGGCACAAACCGGCGCGCAGGCGCGTAATACCGGCGTTCAAATTCGCTCATTATCTGATGCGCTGAGTCAATCAGGCGGCGGATTTGAGCAGATCCGTACTATCGTGAGCAGTTTTGCATCGGGGAGCAACGTTGCTGCAGGTACGCTCGCCAATGCCTTGATCCCGAGCATTGAGCGAACGCTCACCGGGTTCGATAAGTTGTCTGTTAGCTGGGATTCTCAGCGTGAGCTGGCGCGGGTCTCCGCGCAGGCCAGCGCCGAGGCTGCCAGCAAGCAGATTGAAAACGCACAAGCGGCGCGAACGCAAGCGCAAGCGCAGATGGCCACGGCGAAACGTAGTCGCGAAAGTGCGCAGGCATCCCGCGAGCAGGCGCAGGAGTTAGCGCGGTTTTATGCCGCTCAGACACAGGTTAACCAGCAATACGGCCTTGCGGTTAGCTATCAGGATGAGTACGTCAAAATCAATCGGCAGGTCAGAGAGGCGGACCTTGCCGAGGCTAAGGCCAAACAACAAATGGCTACGGCGTCCAAGGCTGTCTTGGCAGCCGATGTGAGTGAGGCCGCGGGGAAAACGCAACTTCTGAGTTCGCTCAATCAGATAAGTGCGGCTAACCAGAAAGTCTCATTTTCTGCGCGCGCGGCGGCGGTCAGTACCGGATTAATGCGTAGCGCAATGAGCTTGCTCGGTGGTCCCGTAGGGCTAGGGATCATGGTGGCAGTGTCGGCGGCCACCGCTCTGTATACCGCGTATCAACGCACTGAAGCTGAGACGCAGTCATTTAATAATGCCTTATTGAAGAGTGGTAACACGGCGGGATTGACCGTTAACCAACTACGGCTATTAACCGATCGTTTAGGGGGAACGCAAGGCGCAGTTAAAGCGGTATCGGCGGCAGTGAGCGCTGGATTCGCGGGGGATATGCTCGAACAGGTTGCGACGCTGGGAACGCGCTTAGAGGAAATGGGTGCCAGTTCAGACGAATTAGTGAACCGGCTGACAAGCCTGCGTAATGACCCTCTTAAAGCCATGTCTGACTTGACCGATCAGGGCGTTATTTTCAATAGCACCTTAATTGAGCAGATCGCTACGTTAAGCCGTCAAGGTAAAGAAACCGAAGCCAGCGGGATCTTACAAAAAGCGGTTCTTGAAGACGCTAACCAAAAGGTCAAAGCGCAAGAAAGTGATGTGGGTGCGCTCGAGGGCGCATGGAAGTCCCTGAAGACCAGCGTATCAGATGCATTTAGCATTATCAGTCAGGCTCGATTAGCGACCGCTCAGGCGCAAGCCGCTGCCGCTGGTGTAAAAATAGATGTGTCGGATAAACCAGCTCAGGAGGCAAAAAAACAGGCCGAAGAGCGGCAAGCTCAGGCACAGAAAGCGCAGGCCGATGCACGAGCACAACTCAAAGCAGAGAATGAGATTTCCGCGGCGATAAAAGCGGGTGCAGATCCTCGTAAAGAGCAGGCACGACTTACCACGGAAATCACTGCTCGTTATAAAGCGGGGAAATTGACGGCTGATGAATATCAGCAAGCTTTACGTGGCATTAACAAACAGTATGGCGTGAAACCCAAAGCGTTTAGTGAAAATGAAGGTGCGAAGCGTCTTCAGCAACTCCAAGAACAAGCCGCCGTATTACGCAGCCAGCAGTCAGAAGCCGACAAGCTCACGGATTCTGAGCGCAAGCTGGTGGCCTTTAAGCAAGAGATTGCAAGCTATCAAGGCAAGCAATTGACCGCTGGCCAGAAGAGCGTACTGGCGGTGAAAGATCAACTTAGCGCACAACTGCAAGAAAACGTCTCGCTGGAAAAAGCCAACCAGCAGCGCCAACTTGCCGTGAAGTTGCAGGAACAAACTCGGGACGCCGTTAAGCAAACGGCTTCGCTCCAGCTTGAGCAATCCAACAAATTGGCGGAAATGAGCTTATCTCAGCCTGCCTATGAGCAAATGCTCGAGGAGCAAAAGATCCGCGAGGATTTTACCCAGCGCTGCGTGCAGCTAGAGCAGGAAGTGACAGATAAAAACTCAGCCCTTTACACCCAGCAGACGGCATTTTTAGCCAGTGAGCAGCAAAAGCAACTCGACATTGTACGCAGTAGCGCCGATGAACGCGCTAAAGCGGAGGGAAGCTATTCGTTAGGATTCCGCAAAGGGGTATCCGATTGGGTATCAACCTCCAAAAATGCGTATGCGCAGATGCGTGATTTGGCTGTCAGTAGTTTTGATGCCATGGCTGATGGTGTCGCGACCTTTGCTACGACGGGTAAGTTCAATTTCAGCAGCTTTGCTACGTCGGTTATTGCTGACCTCATCAAAATTCAGACCCGCATGGCGGCATCTAGCCTGCTCTCTTCCCTGTTTGGTATTGGTATGAGTGCTGCAGGTGCAGCAGCCGGTGGCGCGGCGAGCGGCTCCGGTGGTGCTACGGGCGATATGGGCATGGGGACTGGCTGGCAAAACTATGTTCCTAATGCCAAAGGGGGCGTGTATGCGTCGCCGTCACTGAGTGCCTTTAGTGGGCAAATTGTCGATCGTCCGACTACGTTTGCTTTCGCAAAAGGCGCGGGGCTCATGGGTGAGGCTGGGCCGGAAGCGATTATGCCGCTCAAGCGTGGCGCTGATGGTTCGCTCGGTGTGCGCATGGCTGGGGCAAATCAGCAAGCCGTGAGCGCCGCGCCGCAGGTCACTATCCACATCGATGGCTCAGGGAATACGGCGACCCAAGCCACGGTGGGCTATGAGCAGTTCGGTGCTGATATCGGTCGCTATGTCGATCAGCGTTACCAGACATTGCGCGATCGGGACCTGCGACCGGGTGGAACTATTCAACGAGCGATAAAGGGGCGCTGATGGCTATCGAAACATTTCAGTGGAGTCCACGCACCAACGCGGCAGCGGATGCAACTTTCCGAATACGTAAAGCGCAGTTCGGGGATGGTTACGCGCAGGTGGCAGGGGATGGGATTAACTTTCGCGCCCAGAATTGGGATCTTAATTTTGTGGGAAGTGAGGCTTATATCTCAGCGATCGCGGCGTTCCTCGATCGGCATGCCGGTAGAACCTCTTTCCAATGGAAACCGCCGTTATCTCCCTTGGGGCTTTACCGCTGCGAGCAGTATAAGCCGAACGCGCTCGGCGGCGGCAATTACTCACTTTCCGCCACTTTCATACAGGCATTTCATCCATGATTAATGCAGATATTCAAAAGTTAGAGCCGGGCGATAAAGTCAGGCTTTTCGAGGTTGATGGTTCGGCTTTTGGTGCCGATGTATTGCGGTTTCACAGTTGTACGCTTCCCTATACAGAAAAAGAGCTTATCGCAGCCGGTGGGGATGAAAACAAGCTACCGGCGAAATCTATCTGGTGGCAGGGGAATGAGTATGGCCCGTGGGCGGTGCAGGTTGAGGGGCTGGAAATGTCCACGGATGGGCAGGCCGCGCAGCCGACACTGAGCGTGTCCAATATTGACGGGCTTATCACGGCGTTATGTCTGCGCTTTGATGATATGGCACAGGCTAAAGTGACCATCCATGACACGATGGTTCACTACCTCGATGCTAAGAACTTCCCCGAAGGCAATCCTACCGCCGATCCCGAGCAGGAAAAAAAGCAGGTTTACTATATCGACCGTAAGTCACTCGAAAACGATGAAACCGTTGAGTTTGAGCTGGCGAGCCCTGCCGATTTACGTGGCCTGCAAATACCGACGCGCCAGATCCACTCGCTCTGTACATGGTGCTCACGCGGTTGGTACCGAACAGGCAAAGGGTGTGATTACGCGGGAACGCGCTACTTTGATGAGAATGGGCAGCCGGTTGATGATCCGAGTCAGGATAAGTGCGGTGGGTTACTCAGCGATTGTCAAAAGCGCTTTGGTGAAAACAATCCGGTGCCGTTTGGCGGCTTTCCGGGTGCAGCACTGATAAGGCAATAGTATGAGAGAGAAAACGATACAGGCTATCGTGGCCCATGCCGCAGAAGTTTATCCGGCTGAATGCTGCGGCGTGGTCGCGCAGAAATCACGTGTGGAACGCTACTTTCCCTGCCGTAATATCGCGGAAAATCCCACGGAGCAGTTTCATTTATCTCCAGGGGATTATATTGCAGCAGAAGAATGGGGAACCGTAACGGGGATTGTGCATAGTCATCCCGATGCCACCACGCAGCCGAGTGAGCTGGATAAGGCCCAGTGTGACGCGATGGCAATTCCGTGGCATATCGTGAGTTATCCTGAAGGGGACTTGCGCACCGTGATGCCGCGTGGGGAATTGTCGCTGGTGGGTCGCGCCTTTGTATTAGGGCATACCGACTGCTGGGGGCTGGTTATGAGCTACTTCCGGCAAACGCATGGCATTGTGCTTAATGATTACCGCGTTGATTATCCGTGGTGGGAATCAGGCCGTGAAAATCTCTATCTGGATAATTGGTACGAATGCGGTTTTCGTGAGTTTAGCGGGCCACCTCAATCTGGCGATATGGTGATAATGCAAGTCTCCGCGCCGGTCGCGAATCATGCCGGTATTCTGCTAGATGATGGGATGCTATTGCATCATATGTACGGCATGTTGAGCCAGCGTGTTCCCTATGGGGGGTACTGGAAAGATCGAACTGTGAAAATTGTTAGGCATAATCTTTTATTATGATGAGGTACAGCTTTCACTAAAAAATTCAGTTCAGTTAATTCTGTTTGATTTAGTAGTTTTCACATATCCTACATTTGCTATGATGTGCAGATAAAGCCTTTGAGGATGACAAAAGTGGAAATTTTAATATTAGTGATTGCAGTATTATTAGGTTTAATTCCTGCGTTAATTGCTCGCGAAAAAGGAAGGTCCTTTGGTTTGTGGTGGTTATATGGTGCCGCTTTATTTATCGTCGCCATAGTTCATGTTCTGTTGATTAAGCCAGATATTAAACAGATAGAAGAAAATGGTATTAACAATGGTATGAAAAAATGCCCATACTGTGCAGAGCTTATTAAATCTGAAGCAATAAAATGTAAGCATTGCGGCAGTGACATAACTATGCCCTCTGTGAGTAGTGAGGATAGTATAAGAAACACGGAATTTGAAGGTGAATTTGTGGCAAGTTCATTCGTAACAAAGGATAGACTACAAAACTATATTCTAAATGAGTCCGTAGTTAACTCTTATGCTATTAAATTAAACAACTCCATGGAGAAACACTCTGTCGGAACAATTATGGTGACTTATGCTCCTGAGATAAACAAGATAAAAAGTGAGTTGCCAAAAAATCTTTCAGATTCATTTGAGGCTAGACTTGAGAAATGTCTAAAAGTAATTAAGCAGTAAGAGACTTATTTCACTCTTTAAATTGCATGCGAAAACCTAGGAATGGTGAATGAAAAAATTAAAAATAGTTTTATTTTTCTCCGCATTAACTATTACGGGGTGCTCATCCACATATGTTGGTAAAATTTCTGATCCATCTCGTAAGGTTGTGAATGTTGATGGATATGAAATCAACGTTATTAGCCAAGTTGCCCCTAATTCTTATGAGGCCTTCGGTGGTGAGTCGTTTGGTTACGATGCACTTAAGCTAAAAAGGGCTCAAATCAGTGCAATTGAAAAAGTGTCGGGTTGTAAAGTTGTAGACTCAGAGTATTCGAATACATTTGTTAGAACACTTCATGCTCAAGTGAAGTGTTAAATCCGTCAATTTATATAAAGCCGCCGATTGGCGGTTTTTTTATTATGGTGATGGCATGTCATATATAGATGTTCCAGTAAGAAGATTAGTTATGCATGGTTCATTAATTTCATACTTTGGAAAGAGTTTTGAATATCGTGCGCGGGATGTGCCAGCAATGCTCAGAGCTGCGAAAAATTTAATCCCAAAATTTGAGAGTTATTTGCTAACAGCACATAAAATGGGGCTGACTTTTTCTATATTTGTAGGGAAAAGAAATATTGGGTTAGATGAGATAGAAATGACTAAGGGAAATGAAGACATTCATATTCTCCCTATAATTATAGGCAATAAGCGCGGTGGACTTTTTCAGACAATTTTGGGTGCAGCATTGATCGCTGCGGCATTTTGGACTGGTGGAGCCACAATTGCAGCGTGGGGAACCCTATCAACTGGTCTAGCTATGACGGGGATGTCACTGGCTCTCGGTGGTGTAGTCCAAATGCTATCCCCCCAACAGGCTGGCATCCGAATGCGACAAGATCCGGACAATAAACCCAGCTATGCATTTGGCGGTCCTGTTAATAGTACCGCTCAGGGTAATCCTGTTGCTATCGGTTATGGTGAGCGAGAGATCGGCGGGGCAGTTATTTCCGCTGGGATATATACCGAAGATCAGCAATAAACATATCAATTCACAAGACCCGCTGCGGCGGGTTTTTTTATGGGTGAAATATGAT